CCTCTGTCGTCGTTCCGGCAAAAATCGAGGATCGTTCGCAGGCCTGTGCGGACCATTTCAACGCCGTCGCGTCGCGTGTCGGATGGCCCCAGGTCCAGCGCCTCACGCCATCCCGAAAGGCCGCGCTGGCTCAGCGCATTTCCGACATAGGCGGCGAGGAGGCTTGGCGGGATGCCATCGACCGAGCCGCCATGTCGCCGCTTCTGACCGGGCAGACCGGCAGGGGATGGCGCGCGGACTTCGACTGGCTCTGCAAGGCCGCAAATTTCACCAAGCTGATGGAGGGCAACTATGACCCAAGAGATCACGAACCGAGCGGAAGAACGCCACATCAGCGCGGATCGGGCGGACCGCTTGACAGCATGGTGGCCGCGTTCGCTTCAGTCGCAAATCGCCAGCCGAACTGACCGCGACCAGATCGAAGCATCCATCAAGCTGCTTCGGGAGCCTTGCGACCCGGCTTGGCTGATGGCCCGCGTCCTGGCGCTTCTCGCGCCCTACTTCGCGTCGAACATCCCCGAAGGCGTCCGGCGCATCGAGGCAGAGGACTGGCTGGCGGCACTCAAGCAGTGGCCCGCCTGGGCAATCGAGAAGGCTTGCCGCTGGTGGAAGTCGGACGAAAACCCGGACCATCGCAGGAAGCCCTTGGAAGGCGACATCGTGGAGCGTGTGAGGTTCGAACTCGGCGTTCTCAGCTTCGGCGCGATGAAGGTTCGGGAATACGACGAGGGCTACAAGCGCCGCATGGAGGCGCCAGAACCGGAGCGCCCATCGGAAAGCGAAATGGCGCGACGCAGGCATGCCGCGCAGGAACTCGTCGTGAACCTCGGCTTTGCCAAGGCCGCGCGTCCGACCGGGCCGATGCGACCGGACGTGACCGAGGCCGACCGCGCCGAAATGCGCGCCCATCTCGCCGGGAAGGGGATGGCATGATGACCGCCCCCATGATCTTCCGCGAACCGTGGCCGCCGCTCTGGTTCGTCATGCTGGTGCCGCCTCAGGGCGAACTGGCCGCCACCGACTGGCTGCGCGCCCAAGGCATCGCCGAGGCATGGCACCCGACCGAAACCGTCTACGTCCGCCACCACTTCCATCGCAACAAGCGCATTCCGCGTCAGAAGCCCATCGCCACGGGTTACCTGTTCGTGCGCCTGCCCAAGCGCCCGATCTGGCCCTTTCTGTTCGAGCAATCGCGCGGCAGGATCAGCGACGTGATGCGGATCGGCGAGCGACCCGTTGCCTTGGCCGACAGCGACCTCATGCAGATGCGCGAAGTCCCCGAACGCCTGCGCGGCATACGAGAGGCCGCAGCCGAGGCCGCCCGCATTCGCCCAGGCGATACCGTGACGATCCTGGAAGGCGGCATGGCAGGCTGGCAGGTGACCGTGGAAGCCGTTACCGATGGGCTGGTCAGGTTCACCGCGCCCGGCGGCTGGCCGGTGAAGGTTGAGGAAGCGAAGGTGGGGAAATGAGCGATCCGATTGGCTACTGGATGGGGGAACCCATCAGCGAAATGAGCCGCGAACGGCTTCTGGAGGTAGTTTCGCAAATGGCGGATATGCAGCATCGTGAAACAGCGCGCCGCCTTCAGGAAGATGCGGTCTTGGCGCAGTTAGAGGCGCAAAAGGCCAATCGCAAAAGGCCGCGCGGGATTCTGCAAGTCTTGGGGCTGGTGCGATGACAAGGGTGGGGAAATGAGCGAAAGCATGGTCAAGCTTGAAATGCTGGTGCCTGCCGAGGCGCTGGAGGATGCGCGCCAAGCCGTGCAGGACGTGATTGACGATTACGCAAGGCCGTCGCTACCACCCCCGTGTTGGGCCGTGCCGGTGACGCAGGCATCCTTCGCGGACGGGATGCGGAAGGTGATGGACGCGCAGAACCGCGCTGCCGCCGAATACGAGGCAAGCCTGCCGCCGGTCCTACGCAGCAAGTCTTGACCCGCCCGCGACCATCGGCTATCTTTGCCGCAATGCCAAGCTGCGCCTTGACGCAGAACCGCAGAGCGATTGCCGGATACGTCGCGGCAGTCAGATGGCAACGCATTGCCGCAAGGTGCCCCTCATGAAAAAGACCAAAGGCCACAAGGGCGGCAAGAAGTGCTGACCGCCATGCAACAGGCAGCCGAAGCGCGCGGATTGATCGCCAAGACAGCGCAAGTCGAGGCGGGGCCGGTCATTTGCGTAAGTGGCCCCAAGGGCGAGATCGCTTGCCTTGTGACCGAAACCGGCTTTGACGTGGATGCATGGGCCGACAGCATCAAGGCGCGGCTGGCCTGATAGCAAAGGGCGAGCATGTCTGAAAAAGAAACGGCGCAAATCGGGAAAGGCAAGGCTGGCCCCGGTCGCCCCAAGGGCGTTCCGAACAAGGTCAACGCCCTACTGAGAGACGAAATCCTTCAAGCCGCAGAGGCCGCGCACCCGGAAGGGCGTGTCGGCTATTTGGCCGTGCAGGCGCAGGAAAACCCGGTCGCGTTCATGACCCTTCTCGGCAAGGTGCTGCCAACGCAGATCGCAGGCGCGGGCGAGAACGGCGAGCATCTGCACAAGGTAACCCCGGATGACGCTTTTGCAGCTTTCGCCGCAGCTTTGGGCGGCCATGCGCCCGGAACAGGCAGCGGCAATCACGGCGCGGGCGAAGTGGAAGGCGACGGCACGGCCTGACCAGATCACGCCGGAGGGCGATTGGTCCACTTGGGTCATCCTGGCAGGTCGCGGATGGGGAAAGACCCGCACAGGCGCTGAGGACGCCGCCTGGGCCGGTCTAAGTAATCCGGGCTGGCGTATCGCCGTCGTGGCCCCGACCAGCGCAGACGCGCGGGATACCTGCATTGAGGGCGACAGCGGCCTTATCAACGTCTTGCCGCGTGAAGCGGTGCAGACGTGGAACCGCAGCCTCGGCGAACTGATCCTCGTCAACGGAACGCGCTACAAGACCTTCAGCGCCGACGAGCCGGAACGCCTTCGCGGGCCGCAGCATCACCGGGCATGGGCCGACGAACTGGCGGCATGGCGCTACCCGGAAGCATGGGATCAACTGATGTTTGGCCTTCGCTTGGGCCAGCACCCGCAGGCCGTGGTGACAACGACGCCGAAGCCTACGCCGCTGGTCAAGTCGCTGGTGGCTTCGCCGTCGTCCAAGGTCACGCGGGGCAGCACGTTCGACAACGCGGCCAACCTTGCGCCTAGCGCGCTGGCGATGCTGAAGGCGAAGTATGAAGGCACCCGGCTTGGCCGTCAGGAACTTGACGCGGAAATCCTGGGCGATCTGCCCGGCGCGCTTTGGTCGATGGCAAGCCTTGACGCCTATCGCCTGCGTGAAGCCCCGAAGATGGGGCGCATTGTCGTGTCGGTCGATCCGGCGGTAACGAATACGGAAGCCAGCGACGAACACGGCATCATCGTCGCGGGGCTGTCTGAGCAGCGCGGGATCGTGCTGGAGGATGCCAGCCTGTCGGGAAGCCCGCATGAGTGGGCGCGGCGGGCGGTCAGCCTGTATCGGTCATGGGGCGCGGATGCCATCGTGATCGAGGTCAACCAGGGCGGCGACATGGTGGCGCATACGATCCGCACCATCGACCCGAATGTGAACATCAAGGAAGTGCGGGCGTCGCGCGGCAAGCATGTGCGGGCCGAACCGATTGCCGCGCTTTACGAGCAAGGCCGGGTGGCCCATGTCGGCGCGTTCCCGGCGCTTGAAAACCAGATGACGCAGATGACGACGAGCGGCTTTGAGGGCGAGGGATCGCCCGACCGCGTTGATGCGCTGGTGTGGGCGCTGACTGACCTGTTCCCCGGCATGACGCAGCCGAAGATTGACCCGGAGCGGTTTGCGATCCCGAGGGCGAAAGGCTGGATGCGATGAACAAGGACGACCTGCACCGGCTGATCATCGCGCGCCGTGACGAGGCCGAAGAAGCCGAATACACGCACCGCCAGCGGGCCGAGGACGACCTGCGCTTTGCCGTTGGCGATCAGTGGCCGGACGAGGAGCGGATTGCGCGCGAGGCAGAAGGCCGCCCAATCCTGACGCTGAACGCCATGCCGCAGTTTATCCGGCAGGTGACCGGCCAGGTTCGCGCGCTGAACCCGGCTGTGCGCGTGACGGCGGCGGATGGTGCCGCATCGCCTGAGGTGTCCGAGATCATCGAAGGGCTGATCCGTCATATCGAATACAACTCGGACGCCTCCAGCGTTTACGAGGGCGCGGCGGAAAGCGCGGCGGCCTGTTCCATGGGTTACTGGCGCATCCTGACGGAATACTGCGACGGCGACACGTTTGACCAGGAAATCAAGATCAAGCGCGTTTACAACCCGCTGGCGGTGCTGTTCGACCCCTTCGCCAAGGAGCCGACCCGTTCGGACGCCCGGTATGCGTTCGTGATCGACAAGCTGGCCAAAGAGGTGTTTGAGGAAACCTATCCCGACGCGAAGTCGGTGGACTTCACGAACGAACACCGGATGGAGCATCTGGAACACTGGGCGACCAGCGAGGGCGTGGTGGTCGCGGAATACTTCTGGATCGAGTATGACGAATACGAGATCGGGCTTCTGCCGTCCGGGCAGATCATCAAGGGGCCGTTCCCCAAGGGCCTGAAGCCGAGCAAGACGCGGACTGTGCGTGACCCGAAGGTCAAATGGGCCAAGGTGTCGGGCGCTGAGGTGCTTGAAGGGCCGATGGACTTTCCCAGCCGCTACATCCCGATTGTGGCCGTGACGGGCGAGGAATGGCACCTCGGCGAGGAAACCTACCGATCCAGCGTGATCCGCTTCGCCAAGGACGCGCAGGTGCTTTACAACTACGCCCGGTCCAGTCAGGCCGAGGTGGTTTCGCTGCAACCGAAAGCGCCGTTCATGGTGACGGCCAAGCAGATCGAGAGCCTGGAAACCTATTGGGCGCAGGCCAACCAGGCCAACCGGCCTTATCTGCCTTACAATGCCGATCCGCTGGCCCCGCCGCCATCGCGTGTGCAGCCGCCGGTGTCGTCCGAAGCGATGATGACCGAGGCGCAGATGGCCGCCGAGGACATGAAGCGCACGACGGGCATTTACGACGCCAGCCTCGGGGCGAAGTCGAACGAAACCAGCGGGCGGGCGATCCTGGCGCGCAAGGAAGAAAGCCAGAACGCAACGTCGATCTACGCCGACAACATGGTCAAGGCGGTGGCGCACACGGGCCGGATTCTGGTGGACATGATCCCGCGCGTTTACGACACGCAGCGCACGGTTCGGATCCTGGGCGAGGATGGTCAGGAAAAGATCGAGACGATCAACCAGATCATGATCGGCCAGGATGGCATTGTGCCGGTGAATGACCTGCGCGTCGGGAAGTATGACGTGCGGGTGCAGGTCGGGCCGTCCTACAACACGCGGCGCGAGGAAAGCCGCGATGGCATGATGGAATTCCTGCGCGTCAACCCCGGCGCGGCCCCGCTGATCAGCGACCTGATCGCCAAGATGCAAGACTGGCCGGAAGCCGACCGCGTGGCCGAACGCCTGCGCGCGGCATTGCCGCCCGGCGTTGCGGACGACGACGAGGAAATGACGCCGGAGAAGGCGCAGGCCATGCAGCAGGCGCAAGCGCAGCAGATGCAACAGGCGCAGGCGCAACAGGCGGCCATGCAGATCGAAATGCGGAAGGCAGCGGCAGAGGCGACGGAAGCCGAAGCGGACGCGGCCAAGGCGCAGGCCGAGGCGCAGATCAAGCAGATGGAATTGGCGCAGATGAACGGTCAGCTTGCCCAGCTTGTTGACAACCAGGTGCGCCAGACGGTTGCGGGGCTGATGGTGCCGCAGCAGCCGCAAATGGTCCCGCAAGGGGCATTTTAACCAAGAGGAACCACATGACCGACGAAACGAGTGCGGCGACCGAAACGGTTGCCCCCGAAGCCGTGCCTGCTGTTCCGCAGGTTACCGAAGGCCAGACCGACAGTCAGGCCGCCGAAGTCGAAGGCGAAGCAACGCCGGAAACCGAGGAGAAGAAATCCCGAGCCGCAGAACGGCGCGAGCGCGACAAGGCGTTTCGCGCGCAACTGAAGGCGGATCGGGAGGCCGCGCTGCAACGCGCGCAACAGGCGGACGCCCGCCGGGCCAGCATCCTGAACGCTGGCGCGATGGACGTGGAGCCGACCGAAACCGATTTCCCCGACCCGCTGGAACTGTCCGCCGCCAGGGCGATCTGGAAGCAGGACCGCCGCCGGGCCGAACGGTTTGCGAGTGAGGCCGAGAAGGAAGCGAGTGAAGCCCGGAAGGCAGCGGATGCCCTCAACGACCGCGAGAAGGTCGCCGCAAGGCAATTCTTCGAGGCGCAAGTCGAGGACGCCAAGACCCGCTATGCCGATTACGACGCGGTGGCCCGCGCCCCGGACGTTCCTGTGTCAGCCGCGATGGCCGACCTGATCGTCACATCGGAGCAAGGGCCGGATGTGTTGTATTTCCTGGGGCAGAACCGCGCCGTGGCCGCGCAGATCGCGCAAATGAGCCAGGTGGAAGCCGCAAGAGCGATTGGCCGGATCGAGGCCACGCTGCAAGCGCCCAAGCCGCGAATTGAAACCCAAGCGCCGACGCCGATTACGCCCGTGAAGGGATCGGCAGGCGCGGCCCTGAATCCCGACAAGATGACGATGGACGACTACATCGCAGCGCGGCGGGCGGGGAAAATCAGGTAAGGAGCCTGAGAAATGCCCAATACCCTCATCACTCCGAGCATGATCGCCAAAGAGGCGCTCATGCAACTGGAGAACAACCTGGTTTTCGCGAACAAGGTGCACCGCGAATACGTCAAGGAGTTTTCCGGCGGCCAAGGCTCGACCGTTGCGATCCGTCGCCCGGTCAAGTTCGCCACGACCAACGGCGCGACCGCGACCCTGCAAGATGTGGAAGAGAAATCGACCAACATCGTTGTGGACCAGCGCAAGCACGTCGCTTGGGAGTTTGCGACCCAAGACCTCACCCTGTCGATCGAGGAATACTCGGAGCGCTACATCAAGCCTGCCGCGATCACCCTCGCGCAGACCGTGGACCGTTCCATTGCGACCCTCTATCGCAGCGTCTGGAACGCTGTCGGCACCCCCGGCACCACGCCGAACTCGTTCGCTTCCGTCGCCCTGGCGGCGCAGCGTATGGACGAGATGGCCGTGGAAATGTCGGATCGCACCATGGCGGTCAACCCGGCGGCGGCCTATGCCATCGCCAACAACCAGACGACCCTCAACGGGGTCGGCGATGTGCGCCGCACGGCCTATGAAAAGGCCAAGGTGAACGAGATCGCCAACTTCGAGATCTACCAGTCGCAGAACATCGTTTCGCACGTCACCGGCCCGCTGGGTGGCACCCCGCTGGTCAATGGCGGCGCGCAAGCGGTGACCTATGCGAACGCGGTCGGGGCCACCTGGTCGCAGACGCTGGTAACCGATGGCTGGACCGCTGCGGCAGCGCTTCGCCTTCGCGCTGGTGACGTGTTCACCATTGCGAACGTGTTCGCCGTCAACCCGGTGCCGGGCGAAGGTGCCAAGCAAGCGCTTCCCTACCTCCAGCAGTTCACCGTGCTGGCGGATGCGAACTCGGACGCTTCGGGCAACCTGACCGCGACGATCTCGCCGCCGATCATCACCACCGGACCGTTCCAGACGGTTTCGGCGGCCCCGGCGGACAACGCGGCCATCACTGTGCTGGGTTCGGCGGGTGTCGCCTACCCGCAGAACATGGGCTTCCACAAGAACGCCTTTGCTCTGGTCACCGTGCCCCTGGACATGCCGGACGGCGTGGCCTTCAAGGCGCGCGAAAGCCACCGTGGTCTGTCGATGCGCGTCATCAAGGACTACGACTTCACGAACGACACCGACCGGATTCGCCTCGATATCCTCTACGGCGTCAAGGCGATCTACCCCGACCTGGCTTGCCGCCTCGTCGGCTGATGACAACGGGGGCGGCTGTCATGGCCGCCCCTTTTCGCATGAGGTGACCCGATGGCAACGGCCCGTGATCTTGTCCAAGCCGCAATGCGGAAGATCGGCGTTGTGGCCGAGGATGAAGCCCTGACGGCTGATCAGGGCGCACATGGCGCGGCGGTGCTCAACCGCATGATTGCCGGGTGGGAATTGCAGGGCGTCAACGTCGGTTGGCGCGAAACCGGGCTGTCCGAGGAAGTGGACTTGCCCTTGAACATTCACGAAGCGGTGGTGTTTTGCCTTGCCGAGCGCCTTGGGCCTGACTACGGGCGGCCCGCGCCGGATGCGACGCTGTATTTCCGTCAGGTGGCATCGGCTTACATGCTGATTCCTGACGTGGAAATCCCGTATGCGCTGCGCACCACGCCTTCGCAATATCGGCGGTATCGGTTTTGACTAAAATCGAGTTTGTCGGCCAAAGCGCGCGTGATCAGACCAACGTTCGCGCCAACCCGTCGCGGTTGCTGAACGGCTACCGTGAGCCGATCATTTCGGGCGGCAAGGCGCAGTTTGTGCTGCGCGCCGTGCCGGGGATGGACTTGGCTGACGGGCGCACGGGCGTGTTCATGCGCGGGCTTGTGGCGTTTGATGAAAAGCTTTTCTGTGTGATCAACGGTCAGGTGTCGCGCCTGATTTCCACGACTGGCCTTCCGATAATCGGATCAGTCACTGACGACGCGATGACAAGCTTTGCCGAGAACAACGGCATCCTGTGCATTGCGGCGGGCGGCGATTACTATACGTCCAACGGATTAAGCATCACCGGCCCCACGGCCACCGGCGCGGTCACGGAGGCCGGATCGGTGGCCTATCTCGGCGGCTACACGCTGGTTTTCGAGAAGAACGGGCGCAAGGTGCAATGGTCCGCGCTGGTGGACCCGACAAGCTTCAACGGAACGCACTTTGCCACGGCGGAAATCACGCCCGACAACATCGTGCGCGGGATCGTGTTCAAGGATACGGTCTACATCTTCAAGGCGTCCGGGTTCGAGCGCTGGGGCCTGACCGGCGGCGCGGGTGCAAACGCCTTCGCGCGGATCGACGGCGCGCAATCCGAGCCGGGGCTGAAGGGTTTCGGCCTGATTACGCAGTTTCCGAACGGGTTCGCCTACGCCAGCACCGACGGCAAGGTGATGGCCTTCGTCGGCGGGCAGCTAACGCCGATTTCGACCCCGCCGGTTGAGGTCGCGCTGGAGCAGAACGAGCCGGACCGGATGCTTTACTATGAAGTGCGCGGTCACGGCTTCATTTGCCTGATTTTCAACGATGTTCCGGCGTGGTGCTATGACATTGCGACCGGCGAATGGCACGAACGCAGCCAGGACGACGGCCCGTGGACGGCAAAGGCGATGGTCCAGTGGCAAGGCGAGTGGTATATCGGCGCAGATGGCGGGAATATCGGGCGTTTGCGGCCTGAATGCTTGGATTTCGACCGCCCGATGGTGCGCCGCTATGTATCGCGGACGTTGGCACAGCCGGAACGGGTGACGATCAACAAGATTGAGGCGTTTACCCGTGTCGGGCTGGACGTGCAAAGCCCGGCGGACCTGTCTGACGCAAAGGTGAGCCTGCGAACGTCGAAAGATGGCGGCTTCACATGGTC